TGGCACCAGTACTCCGTCGCGCTGCCCACGACCTCGGCCCACACCTCTATCCGCGTCCCAGTGGGGATCGGCTGCGGGGTCAGCGTCCCGAGGTTGGCCACCGTTACGCCGTTGCCCAGCTGCCCGCTGGTGAGGTTCTGGTCCTCGATGAGGTTGCGCAGGGTGCCCGTCCCAGTGCGTCCCCCGCTGCGGTCGGTCCAGCCGCCGAACCCCGCCGCAGTCTTCACTACCTCGGTGAAGTTATAGGTCCATCTCCAGTTACTCCCGTCGCGTGTGTTGCCCGAAACGCGGACGATGATGCGGTCCTTAACCGTCGCGTTCCGCCGGCGTCGGACGGTATCCGATTCAATCGTGATGCCGCCCGGTCCGTTGCGAACGCCCGATCCGCTCAGGCCCATCACCCGGCGCGCCGCGTCCTGTACCTGATGCGCAGCGTTGACCGTAAATACCGCCACCTTTTGCGACATTACATGACTCCCGGAATGAACCCGCGGAAGTCGTACCCGCCATAGTTGGGCTGGATCGTGCGACAGAACCCGTCGAAGATACGGACTTCTTGGACGGCGTTGGGTCCGGTGCTCACCGGCGGCGACGGGTTGGCAATGGCAGCGCCGACCAACCCCGAAGTCTTCGGGCTAAGCACGCGATAGGACGGTTCAATCGGCTGGCCGTTGGTGTCGATCAGCACGGCCTCAGACACGGGGTTTCCCCGCTGGTCGCAAATCTGGCCGAGCACGTTGCCTGAGTCGCTGACAAAAGCCTGGAAGGACCGCTGCATACGGATGTCCTGAAACGGCCTGTATCCATCGCGGAACTCGAACGTGAACTTGACCCGCGTGGGCTGGTTGTCTCTGGTTTGCGTGCCCTCCGGCGCGATGATCCAGCAAATCATCTGACCCTTATCGACAAACAGCCGGGAGAACAGATTGAGTGGCTCGTTGTTCACCTTCGTCATCGCCACCCAAGCCGTGGGAACGTCGTATCTCATGGTGCGGTAGACGTGGAGGAACAGCGTTTTGGTTTCAACGCTCGCCGGGTCTGCAAACGGCTGGCTGTTTCGGTCGAGGAACGGCCGTCCGTTGAAGTCCTCGAATACAGACAGGGTTTGCGATCCTATCTCCCACTGCCACTCGGTATCGACCGCCGTCGACGCGTCCTCATAGGACTGCCCGCCGAATGTTACGTCGACATCCCATGAGTCGGTCGCGTCCTTTTGTGTGATGCGAACGTTGGTGACAATCCGCGACGTGCCGTAGCTGGGGTGGGGGTCGCCACGCCGATAGACCGTAGCGCCGGTGAACGTGTCCGCCGCCGTAGCCACATTGAGCTCCGACGTGACGCCGGTGACGATCTGCTGTAAATCCGCCGAGGCGGTCCCGTCCTGCTGGGACTGACCGGTCAGTGAACCTACCCGCGTTAAAACTCGAACAGGCATGGAATAGGTTCCTTAGTTGAGCTCGGGGATGACGATTGCGCCGCCGCCGCTGTTGATTTTGCGAAGCTCCGTGACGGCCATTTCCAGCTTCTTCACGGCCTCCTCCTGCGCCTTGAGCATCCGGGCATCATTGCCCATCGCGTTCCGTGCCTGCGCCTGATCCAACGCGATCGCGCCGCCGCCGGTATCAAACCTCGATGTCGCCCCCGAAGCGAGCCGAAGCTGTGAGTCCGCGGCGAGGGACTCGGTTATGTTCGCGCCTTCGGACATCTTGTCGTTGAGCTCTTCGCGGGCTTTCGCCGCCTCCTCGAGCGCCTTCTTCTGCTTGATCGCACCTTCGACAAAGACAAGCGTTGCCTCCGTTGCGCCGCTCAGCCTGAGCCGGTACAGTTCCGCCTCGTCGGCGCTCAGGCCAAATGTCATGGCCTCCATCGTGAGCTTGCCGAGAAGTTCGCCGGCTTGGACCTGTAGGTCTTGGCTGGCCCTTGCTGCGGCGGCGAGTGCGGCGGTTCTCGCGGTGATAAACGCTTGGGTGTCCGCCGCGCCAGTGCCCAGGAATCTCGGTATCGGGGTGAACTGCGGCCCGGTGTTGCCCGCTCCCGCCGTGGCGCTGGATGCCGCCCGTGGTAGCACCGCGTCAACCGCAGTCCCCAGCATCTCGAGCACGCTCAACGCCGGAAGGACACCCTTGACAAAGGCACTGCCGAGGCTTGACGCCTCTACGCCGGATTGACGCGCCGCAACGCCCACCCTTGTGATCCGGTCGATTGTGGACTCGATGGCGGGTGCTGCGGACCCGACCAGGTTTCGCTTGAGCCCTTCCCACGCGAGCGAGAGCTTATCGACCGCGTCCTGCGCCTTGCCGATTTCCTTGGACGTGCTCGATGACAGCGTAACGCCCAGCCGATCCGCCTCGGCCCTCAGTGCCGCGATGCCGGCCGACCCCCGCGACAGTAGCGGTAGGAGCTCCTGTGCCCCCTTTCCAAAGATTCGGGTTGCAGCCGCAGCCCTGCCCGCCACCGTTGGGATACGGGAGATGGCGTCGGCGATCCGATCAAACGCCGCCCCGCCATCCATCGCCGACAGCTCGCCAACCGACAGGCCAAGCCGGAGAAACGCGTCCCGGCTTTCAGCGGTCCCGACGGCCGCCTCGCCCAGCGACTTGTTCATCCGCTGAATCGCGGCGGCCACAGATTCGACGCTTCCGCCGGTGATCTTCGCCGCAAACTGGAGCTGCGTGAGCGACTCGGTCGTGGTGTTGATTCGCTCGGCGAGGTCGCCCACGTCGTCGGCGGCGTTAAGCGTGGCGGCCCCAAAGCCGATGAGCCGCGACACCCCAATCGCCCCCAGCCCGACACCGAGCGCAGCCAGACCGCCCTTGAGCGCCCCGATGGTGCTTTGAAAGGACATCGCCGACTTTTTGGCGGAGGCGAACCCCTTCGTGACGCCCGTTGCGTCGGCGTTCATGAAAATATTAAGTGCGCCGATTGTTGCCATGTGCTATCTCAGTGCGGCCTTCAGTAGTTGCAGCATTTCCTCTGTCGTCTGCCGTCGCGGTTTGACCCACGGCGTGAAGTCGCTTGCCGAGGGCGATCTACCCTTCTTGGTCTTTTTGCTTGCGACGAACAATGCCGTGAGCTGCGCCATGAGGAAGTCGGCGCGGTCAGCCTCGAACGGCTTGATTGATTGGTAGGCCATTTGCTCCGACAGCTCCGCTGACGTGAACCTGCTGAGTATCTCGGACGGGGTCATCCGATACTCGCGCGACAGGTTCAAGACAAACCGTCGCCAGTCGGAGCTGCGGAGTTTTTTTCGAGGTCGCCCACGTCCGCCGACAGGATACCCGACAACTTGCATGACGCCGTGAAAATCCGGTCCAGCGCCGCCGCCGACTTGCGGCCCAGTGCGGCGATGTCATCGTCGGAGAAAACCCGCTGGTCTTCTGCGTTGACAAGTGTCAACGCCACCAGCGTCGCGCGGATGTTGATCTCCCCGTCCTTACGCTGGGTCGATATGAGCGTTTCGAATGTATCCCGCTCCGAGCCGGACATGGCGCGGACGGTGACAGTGCCCTTCCACTCGGGCACGTGAACGGACGTGGTGGACCGGTCCTTGAGACCGAGGATTTCCGATGCGGTCAATAACATGATTCTCCATTAGGACCAGGTGGGTTTGCCACTCAGCTTGATCGAAACGTCGTAGGTCATTTTGTCCTCGATGGGTGAGGTGACGGTCATTTCCGTAACCAGTCCGAGGAACGTGCAGGTCTGCGTGGGCGACGTGCTGAATTGCACCGAATAGGTAACGGGCGTGGGGCTTTCCATGTCGCCCTCCAGGAGGATCTGGTTGGCGTCGCGCGTGAAGTGCATCTGAAAGCTCACCTCGCCGGCGTCAACCAAGCCGCCGATGAACTCCTTGTACGGGTCGGTCATCCCGGTATGGCTGGCGTCGAACGTGGCCCGGTTGCGGTTGAGCCCGTCGATGCCTTGGATCTCACCGATGATGGTAGCGCCACGACGAAAAAGGGTGCCGAATCCGGTGCGTGCAGTGTTTGGCATATTGCTATCGACCCGTTGAGGTCGTTCCTAAAACTGTTTCGGTTCTGTGTTGAACCACATCTCGGCATCCACTCGGATGCCGTACTCTGTTTGTTGCTCTATCTCGGGGTCGATGTACGGGATGTCGCCCTCGCCCGTGACGAGAATCGAGTTGACGTAGACCCCGCCGTACGTGCCCTGTACCGCGTCGATTGCCGCCTTGACGGATTCCGCCAGTGCGTCCGCCGCCTCATAGGTGCTTGCCAAGCACGTGAGCTGGTATCTGCGGCGTGACAGGCCCAGCGTCCCCCGCGTGTACTGCTGCGGCCTGCCGTCGACCAGAGAGACAACCACGCACGCACCGGCGGCAGCGCCGCGACGCTGCGGAAACACGCGGTCCCCGACAATCGCACGCACGGCGGTCGACCCCAGTATCAGTTCTCTGATGGCTTTTACGCTCATGTTGTTTCCACGATCACGCGAACGCGGCCTTGCCGAGCTTGCGGCTGTACCGGCCTTTGGGCTGCTTGTTGGCGTAGCCCGACATCTGCCGCCAGATTTCCGCCGTCGCCACCTCTATCGATTTAGCGCCCTTGCTGCGGAATGCGGGCCGCATGAACGGACGGGGCGGCACGAACGTTCCGACGCCCGTTCCCCTCGCGTGGGACGCCCACGTGATGACGCCGAACGCGCCGACTGGGTATCGCGGGGAAGCGTGGTAGCCGTACTCGATGAACCCGCCGTAGTAGGTCTGGCCCTTGAAGTTCACCGAGCCAGACGCAACGCGGATAGACAGGGTGCCCTTCTTCCTCGACTTCGCCGACTGGACCTTGATTGCCTTTTTTAGTGCGCCGGATCGAACCGGCACGCGTGCCCGCGCCTCGTCGACAATCAGTCGAGCGCCAACGCGCAGGCCCGACCGGACGAACTTAGACCGCGTCGTCCTGTCGAGGTTGTCGAGCGCCTTGCGGAGCTCTTTTGTCCCGTCCAGACTGATCGATATGTTCGGCTTGGGCATTGGCCTAGCTCGTTGCGCCGACGATGATGATGTCGTAGGTGATCGCCGCCGCGTTGGGGTTGTTGATTCGCAGGATGTCGCCGGTGCCGGCGGTGACTGCGTAGCCCGTCGCGTCGGGACCGATCAGGCAAAACGTCCCGCCTGCACGGATCACGACGACGGGTGTGGTGCCGGTCAGGTAGTTGATGAACGGGTTGGAACCGCCGCCGACGTTGAGCACGAACGTCGCGGAGGTGGTGAGGAACCGAACGTAAATGCCCTTGACTCGAACAAAGCTCACCGTCTGGCCGAGCTTGTTGGTGAGCACGCCCGACAAATCGAGGTCGTCATTCGTCGACGCGTTGATTGACCGTGCGGCGTCGGCCCAAACCTGGTTGACCTGGTTGACGCCAGCTCCGTCGGTGAAGGTC